TCGACTCGAACGATAGCGAATTGGGCAAAAGATGGCATGCCGGTGACTAAAGATGGCCGGTACAACATCATTGAAATTCAGGCTTGGCGATTTGATAAGGCTAATAAACAAAGGGCGGGTAATAAAAAAAGTCCTGAGGATTGGCTTTTAAGATATCGCGAGTTTAAAGCCAAGCTCGAGGAAATAAAACTTAAGACGACCATTGGAGAGTTAGTGTCCAAGCGTGAAGTTGAGGCCGGGCTAATTCAGATAAGCATTGCCATTAAAAGAGCATTGCTCGCGCTGCCTCGAGCTGTGGCTCCAAGGCTTGTGGGATTAGAGCCGCGCGAAATGGAAGGCATCATTCGTGAACGTGTCGAGGAGATCATCAATCTATTCGCGCAGGATAGGATATTTAAAAAAGATGATAAGGCTCAGGAAAAAACCAAGGATATGGACGGATAACGTACGCCGTGCATGGGAGTTGCCAGAGAGACTGACGGTGTCGCAATGGGCGGATCGATCACGTGTGCTGGATTCCGCGCATGCCGAGCCGGGGCCCTGGCATACCGAACGCACGCCGTACTTGCTTGGGATCATGGATGCGTTTAACGATTCTTACATCGAGGATATTACGATCATGGCATCGACGCAATGCGGAAAAACGGAATCGATGCTCAACATGATGGGATACGCCGTTGATCAGGATCCGGCGCCTATGCTGTTAGTCATGCCGCGTGAAGATGACGCAAAAAGTATTTCCTCAAGAAGAATAATCCCGATGCTCAGGATGTCCTCTGATTTACGGAAACACTTCACGCTTAATTCCGATGACATCACCAAGATGGAAATATCCCTAGACCGCATGACCATTTTTTTGGCCGGGGCAAACAGTCCAGCTGGTTTAGCGCAGCGTCCGATTCGGTATTTGTTTTTAGATGAGACGGATAAGTATCCGCCGTTTGCCGGCAGAGAATCTGATCCCATTAAACTTGCTACCGAACGCACCCGCACGTTTTGGAATCGTAAGATCGTTAAATGCTCGACGCCAACGAATGAAGACGGATATATTTTTCGTGAGTATGAGCGTTCGGATATGCGCAAATATTATGTTCCTTGTCCTTTTTGCGGGAGTACCCAAGTTTTTTCTTGGCCGCAAGTCAAGTGGCCGGATGATGTTCGTGATCCAGAAGAGATAAAAGCAAAGCGGTTGGCGTGGTATGAGTGTTTCCATTGTAAGCAAAAAATTACTGACAGCATGAAACACAAAATGCTCATGCGCGGCGAGTGGATCGCAGAAAGTGGAAACGCAAGGTTTAAAAGAAGCAGCCGGGTTGGGTTTTGGATCAACGCGATTTATTCCCCGTGGCTGACGTTTTCCGAGATAGCGGCTGAGTGGCTGGGATCTTATCAAAAACCAGAGCTTCTGATGAACTTTGTTAATTCTTGGCTGGCCGAGCCGTGGCGGGAAAACATCGGCAAGACCAAACCCGATGAGATTTTAGCTCTGGCTCGTCCATATAAGGCTGGTGAGGTCCCGGAAGATGTTATTGTTTTGACTGGGGGCGTGGACGTTCAGGAGGATCATTTTTACGTAATTATTCGCGGGTGGGGGTATCTTCAAGAGTCATGGCTTGTGTTAGCGGCTCGTCTTGAGGCATGGGAGGACGTGGTTTCGGTCATGTTTCAAACGTATTATCCATCGGTAAATCCCAACCTCGCGCCCTTGCCGGTGAGGCTGATATGTATTGATACGGGGTATCGGACATCCGAGGTTTATGAGGTATGTCGACAGTGGCGGGACATTGCGCGTCCTATTAAAGGACGTGATCAACTGGGAGGCGTTCCTTTTAAGGCGGTGAGTCTTGATAAACTACCTTCGGGACATTTGATTCCCGGAGGGTTACAGTTGTGTCATTTAGATACCACGTATTTTAAAGATAAAGTTATGCGTTTGGTCAAGAATACATCATTTGATACACCGGGCGGATGGCACATTTACCAGAATCCATCCGAGGATTATATAAAACAATTTTGCGGAGAAGCCAAGATGATTGTTCGTGATAAAAAGACAAGACGTATGCGTGAAGAGTGGCGGCCGGTCACCACCCATGCGGCCAGTCATTATTTTGACGCGGAGGTGTACGCGACAGCGGCCGCAGAGATGTTACGCGTTTTTGATCTTCGAGAAGAGGGACAGTTAATTCACCAACCGGCACAGAACGACCCTCGACAATTCAAACATGAAAATTGGATTTCACGACAGCCTAATTGGATGAGGGGTAATGGATAAATGGATCAACAAAAAAGGTTGGTTGCGGGGATATGTTAAGCCGCGTGAAGATGAAAAGCCTAAGAATGATGAACCCATTGAAGAGAATCAACAACCCAAACATGGCGTTGTGTATCACCCGATTCGTTGTCCAAAGTGCCGAAGCAAGAATCATAAATGTTATGCCAGTAAGGTGCCTGTTCGGTATCACATTTGCCGGGACTGCGGATTTAATTTCAAAAGCACGGAAATTGACGCTTAAAAAGTTGTTACCACGTTGTGGTAAGTACCCCCTTGCGCGCTTGGTAAACTTGGGGTAAATTAAGAATATAAGAATTTTTATATCCGTCTCGTCGAGGTGGCCACCTTTACGAAATGGTAATAAGCGGCAGATTGGGTGCCAATCCACTCAACTGCCGCTTTTGTTTTAGAAAGGTAAATATGGCGCCACCCACTACTTCTGAAATGCTCAACCAAGTGAATGCGGCGATTTCAGCACGGTTGATCGGCGGCGCGGTCGACTCTTACAGCATTAACGGACGCAATATTGAGTACATGCCGATGCCAGACTTGCTGGCTTTGAAACGGGATTTAGAAAAACAGTTAGCCTCTGAAAATGGCGGATCGAGGAATTACGCCAAGTTTGTGGATCCTGATTAACCATGAACCAAACGAAAAATAAAAAAACTTTTGCCGATCGATGTGATGATTTGATTGGTGTGTTTTCGCCGTATGCGGCTGCGAAGCGAAAATATTTTCGTTATATCGCGCAAGGAATGCTGGGTTCTTACCGGGGAGCGGAGGGCGGGCGGTTACGCGGATCATGGATCCCGGGCGGCGGTTCGGCAGATCAAGATTTACTGCGTGACCTTGCGAGCTTGAGAGAACGAAGCCGTGACTTGGTTCGTAACGACGGCATTGCCTCCGGCGCCATTGATACGATCATTACCAATATAATCGGATCCGGCATTCGTCCCCAAAGCCGTATTGATAAAGATGCATTAAACGTCAACGAAGAATATGCGGAAAAATTACAACAGCAGATCGAAAAAATCTGGGAGAAATGGGTTGATTACGCCGATGCGGGCAACCGATTAAATTTTTATGAGATTGAGGAGTTAGTTGAACGACAAAGATTTATCAATGGTGAAGCGATTGTGATTCCGCTTCGCGTTAACGATTCAAAACGCCGCCGGCCGTACAGCTTGGCGTTACAGGTTGTAGAATCTGACCGGCTAACGACGCCTATTGGATTCTTATCGGATAAAAGCGTTCGTTACGGCGTTGAAGTCGGTGAGTATGGCGAGCCGGTTTCGTATTTTATCCGCCGGACCCATCCCGGCGATATCAATTATGCCGTGAACGTCAGTGCCAACGGGTTAAACAGTTACGTTCGATACCCCGCGTTTAATTCTTTAGGCGATCCTAATATTTTTCATCTGTACCACGTCAAACGTTCTGGCCAGACCAGAGGTGAACCATTTTTTGCGCCGGTCATGAATCTTTTCAAAGACCGTTTTGAATATATGGAATCCGAGCTTGTGGCCAATCGGGTTGCCGCCTGTTTCGCTTTGTTTATTAAAAAAGATCAGGCGTATACCAACAGTCTTATGCGAAGTACGAGTGAGAATGATAAGCGGATGGAGGAATTAAGCCCTGGGTTAATTGAGTATTTAGGTCCGGGGGAGTCGATTGAATCGTTTAATCCTAACCGTCCGGGTGGAACGTTTGGTCTTTTTATTGAGCGGGTTTTGCGGGACATCTCATCGGGGCTGAATATTCCTTATGAAATTTTAGCGAAAGATTTTTCAAAATCCAATTATTCCAATACTCGCGCGGCATTGCTTGAAGCCCGCCGATTTTTCATGATGCAACAGCGGTTTGTAGCGGATAAGCTTAGCCAGCCGGTTCTTATGGCGCTTATGGAAGAGGCGTATTTAAAGGGGGATCTTCCGATTTTAGATTTTTATCAGAACCGCGCGGCGTACGTAAGAACGCGTTGGATTTCACCGGGCTGGCAGTGGGTTGATCCTAAAAATGAGGTTGAGGCCGCGGCCAAGGCCGTTGAAAGCAATCTATCAACACTCGCTGAGGAAGCGGCCACGCAAGGACAGGATTGGGAAGATAATCTCGAACAGAGAGCGAGAGAACTTAAGAAAATCAAAGAACTTGAGGGGAAACACGGAATCAATATGACGGCAGGTGTATCTGCCCAAAAATCGGCATCCGTTACTGATGGATCAGGGAGTAATGACGACACTGAGGAGAACATAGATGTCAGAAAATAAAAACGCAGTAAAACGGCTTGAGATTTCCCGAGGAATTA